AGACTTACTATGAGGTTTATGCCTTGGGGCAATGGGGCATTTGGGATAGGGAGTCGCTTTTTGCGACCTCATTTGACTTCAGCAAGCATGTGTACCAGGGCTACATCAAAGCCTCTCCGATTCACAATCTTTATCTTGCCTTTGACTTTAATGTTACCAATACTTGCGAGGTGAGCCAATACATCAAGAACTCATCCGAGGGCTTGTTTTATGCAACCATCAATGTCATCAAAGTCTATCGGGTTGGTGATCTTGCTGCTCTTTGCCAAACAATCAAGCAAGAGTTTCCTGATATGACTTACATCATCAATGGTGATGCATCAGGAGCAAGCAGAAATGCCTTCACTCAGGACAATATCTCAGCTTATGCTCTAATCAAGAACTACCTTGGCATAGGTGACATGCAGATACAAGTGCCAAGGTCTAATCCAAGCCACATTGCAAGCAGGTTGGTAACCATCCTGACTCTTCAGAAGGCCAAGGTGCAGATAAGTGGCAAAAGGTGTGAGGACTTAGTGACAGACCTTAAGGAAGCCAAAGTGAGCAGGCAAGGAAGCCTTGACCCTTGGAAGAATAAGAACCCGGATAAGTCTCATGCTTTAGATGCCTTCCGTTATTTTATTTTCTCTAATTTTGCAGAGATAACAAGCAACTTCAATCTCGAAAAGTATGGCACAATGCTGCAATAATTGTTTCAAAGCCTGTGAGCCTCTCAACAGTTGTCCTGATGCTTTGTTGATTCTTGTGCCACCATCTTATGCGGAGGATTCAATCATCATCAACATCAATAAGCCTGGGGTGAATGCTCGCATCAGTCAGGTTCTTGAGATTGATTATTTGGGCTATGTGACCATTGATTTAGCAGGCTGTCCTGATGGCTTTTTCAATCCTTATGCAGGACAATATGAGTTAGAGTTCATAAATCCCACCAATAACAAGGTTTATGAGTTTACTGCTGTTGATGGCTTAACTTACTCAAGCATCTGCTTCAGCTTCTCACCAACCTATCGGAATGATGAGGGCATCAATGAGGTAGTCCTAAACATATTCAACGATCTAATCCCTGACCCTTACTATGTATGATGAACTTGTTGCAAGTTGTGGAGGCAAGCGCAGAGGCTGTTGCCTTATCGAGCTGCCTAAGCCTTCTGAATTTGACTCTGATTGCTCTGACCAGTGCAGCTTTTTCCTTGTTCTTGGATTATCTGCTGGAGGATCACCCACTTGGGCAGTGGTATCTGTACCAAATTCAGAAGTTGCCAACTTTATGGGCCAAGCCACTTGGTGAGTGTCCTTATTGCTCAGGAGCTTGGCAGTTCCTAATTATCTCTTGTCTAATCTTTAACCAACCATTCTATTTATGTTCAATATTTTTAGGAGCAAACCATCTATTCCTCCTCCTCCTGTCGTTAATGCAGAAACGGATGTTGTCTCTAATCCGGAAAAACCAAGGTATCAAGGGGTAGCCCCGAAAGACAGATGGGATCAAATCGAATATGCCTTCACTTCAGGAGGTGTCAAATACTTTAAATTCGTATCTGAGGTCAATGTTCCATTCCAAAGGGCAGTAGCTGCTCGGGATATCTTCACCGAGGAACTATGGCAAATCAATCCTGACTACCTAAGAGGCTGGAACAATGGGCTAATTAACCTTCTGATGGACAAGAAGAAGAAGGATGAGAAGAAGCTTTATGAGGTAGGCATCATGGCCTCAAGGCTAAAGGAGCAGATGGAGATGTCTGTGAGCCTGATTAGGCAGTTGAAGCTTGCAACTGTTGTCTACTTCGATGAGCATGAGAATCCACTTGATTACCAGTACCCATACAACAAGCAGAAGCTTGAGCATTGGATGAAGTCCAATGATGTAGAAGGTTTTTTTTTGAATCTGCCGGAGTATGCCTATCTTCCCTCTTTGACAGAATACAGCATGAATTTTCCGACCTATTTGCAGGCCGAAACTCTCCAAAGCCTAAACAACCTGAAGCACATTATTGGACTTCAATTATTAGACAACACAGACAGCGATTTAGCGAAGTCCTTAGAATCGCAAGTGGAGATGCTCAAAGAGCTAAATTCTTGGTCGAAAGGCCAATTTATGAATACTATCTAATCTATTCGTCATGGATTGCCGAGCAGAAGATTAGAAGAAGCAATAAGTAGGTATTTTTTTTTTGTGTTTTGTTTAAGTTCAAAGAGCCTTCCAAATTGGGGGGCTTTTTATTGTAACTTTGCCACAAATAGAAAGACATGGCAACTATTTCAACTAATGATATTAAAATCAGGTATGACATTGACCTGACTAAACTCCAGCAAGCAACTGAGCAGTTTGATAAGATTACTGCTGAAGAGAGGGCAATGCTTAGAGAGCTTGGCAAGTTGAAAAAGCAACTTGATGAAGCAGCAGAATCAGCCAAGAAGTTTGGGAAAAATACTGATGATAGCTTTTCAAATGCCAATAATGGAATAAAGACAATGACAAGTTCTGCCACAAAAATGGTTGGACTTTTAGGTGGCATTTTTGTAGTTAGTCAAATCAAGCAGTTTGCTTCTGCTGTGGTTGAGACAACTATCAAGTTTGAATCAATGCGAAAGGCAATTGACTTTGCTTCAGGATCAATGGAGGCAGGGGCAAAGAACTTTCAATTTATAACAGACTTAGCCAATAGACTTGGACTTGATTTGAAAGGCACTGCTGAAGGTTATAAGACCTTTGCATCTGCCTCAAACTTAGCAGGCCAAAGCAGTCAAGAAACAAATAGACAGTTTGCAGCAGTGGCTAAGGCTGCTCAAGTAATGGGCTTATCTGCCGAGGATACTAAAGGAGCATTCTTAGCACTTGGACAAATGATGTCCAAAGGCAATGTGCAGGCTGAAGAACTTAGAGGACAGTTAGGAGAGAGACTTGTTGGTGCATTTGGAATTGCTGCTAAAGCAATGGGAGTTACTACTGCTGAACTTAATAAGATGCTTCAGAAAGGTCAGGTACTTTCCTCTGAGTTCTTGCCTAAGTTCGCCACTGAACTTGAAAATACTTTTGGCAAAGGAAATACTCAGGTTACTTCACTTGCTGCAAGTCAAAATAGATTTAACTCAAGCATTGACCAACTAATTTTAGCAATAGGCAACAAGCTAAACCCATTCCTTAAAGGTGCTTATGATTTGGCTGCTGGAATTGCTAGTGCATTAAACAATGCTGGGCAACAATCAGCAGCCGAGAAAAGGGCGAATTTTGATGCAGAAGCAGTAGCATCCAAAAGAATTCAAATTGAATTAGCTAAAGAGACTTTTAAATTAGACCAGCAAAATCAAGTAAAAATAACTGCTTTTAACATTGAAGGAATTAGAAAGCAGATAGCAAGGAATCAATTGATGGGCATGGAGGAAAAGATTAATGCCCAGATGGTAAAGGTTCAAAATTCAAGAATAGCTGCTGCCGGAAGTTTTAATAATAAATTAAAATCCAATCTAAAAGACCAAGAGAATGAACTTGCAGTATTAAAGGCTCAAGAAGACCAATATGCTAAGATTGCTGGAGCAATTATTAATACTCCTCCTCCTCCTCCTCCAATTGATGAGAAAGCAGCAAAGGCAGCTCAAAAATTTGAAGAGGAGCAATATGCGAGAAAGTTGCAACTTCTTAGACTTACAAGAGAGTTAGCACAATTGAACATTAAAATCAACTTTGATAACAAGATTGATATCCTTAGAGAGGAATATAAGGCTGAAAAGAAATACTTAAATGATGCCTACAATCTGCAAGTTGAATATTCTGCCAAAGGAGTTCAGGCTGCAACTGATGCCATAAAAGTAACTGATAAGGAAAGGACTTTAAATAGGGTAGAAACCATTAGAGGGCTTAAAGATGAAACTCAAACCACCTTAGATGCCATAAACAAACAAAGAGAAGCAAATAATAAATTTGATACAGAGAGAGGAAAGGCTCAAGATGATAGAAAGTTTAAAAAATCAAAACTTGACCAAGACCTTTTTGATCTTGATTTAAAACATCAAGAGAAAATGGATGACCTTGATAAGCAATTTGCAGAAGAAAGGAAAAAGAGAAGAAAGCAAGAATTAGAAGATGAGGATGACATTAGAAAAAAGAAGTTTGAGATAGCACAAACCATTACAGATGCTGGCTTTAACATTTACCAAGCCAATCTTAATAATGAATTGACCCTACTCAATAAGAAATATAATGAGGAGGTGAGGCTTGCTGATGGCAACAAGCAGAAGCTTGCAGAACTTGAGCAAAACAAGGAGGCAAAAGAAAGGGAACTTAAAATAAAACAGTTTAGGGCAGATCAAGCAGCAGCCATTGCAAGAGTAATCTTTGCAACTGCTGAGAAATTAATGGAGAGTGCATTGAACCCAGCTTTAATTCCGTACATCGTTGGACTTTCTGCCTTCCAAATAGGAGCAATTGCAGCACAGCCTGTGCCTGAATTCGCAGAAGGAACTAAGGGCAAGCCTTTTCAAGGAGGTAAGGCAATTGTTGGTGAGAGAGGGGTTGAGAAAGTTGTGACTGAATCCGGCAAGGTTTACTTCACTCCACCAACTGCTACCTTAGTGGATTTACCTAAAGGCTCTCAAGTTATTCCTAACCATGCCCTAAGCAAGCAAGAGATCTATTGGGGCAGTATGCAATCGGGAAGACAGTCAAGCAGTGGTAGCCCAATGATAGGCAAACTGGATGAGCTTGGAAGCATCCTAAAAGGCTTGCCAATTACTCAGCTCAACATGGATGAAAGAGGTTTTGAGAAGTTCATAAGAACACCAAGAAGGACAACTAAGATTCTTAATAATAGGTTTAGGACTGAGAATTAATGTTTGGTTTAGATTAGGAAAAAGGGGGTGGCATTGCTATCCCTTTTTTTTGGCTAAATTTGAACCATGGCAGGATGGAATTTTTTTCTTAACGGCACTGAGGTAGAAGAACCTATTGGCTGGGATGCCATAGAGTTCACCGCCATCAGGATGGAATCACATGGCATAGACCAACCATTCTCAACAGAGATGCGATTCTATGAGAGAGGAGCTACTTTAATCAAGGCTCTTTACGACCAATACTTCATCAATGCCGAAATCACCATACAAATCACTTCAGATGTTGGCTATGCTGGAGAGCCTTATGAGTTCAATGGCATGCTTAACTTGGCAATCTACCAAGAGCATAATGTATGCGACACAGATAGCTGGGAGATAACTGTTGGAATCATTGATGATAACTTTAGGGAGCAGTTTAAGGCTCGCCAAGGGGTAGAGATTGACTTAACCACATTAAAGGATTTAAATGGCAATGATATAGACCCTTTGACTTATAAAAATGTAAGACTGCACAAGCAGGACTTATATCTTACTGCTGCTGCCTCTCAGAAAAATGTTGATAGTACTGTTCTACTAACTTGGGACTATGAATTTCTTGCTCCTTATGGGTGGGATATCACTAAGTATGCAACAATTGCTCCAACATATTTTGACAATACCGATTTTATTCAACCAGTAGGCTCAACTTTTGACCCACTTGGATTGGCTTGGACTTATGGTGGGCCATTCCTTAAAAATAATGCTTCCTATGCAAGGACATTTGATTTTACATTTTATGCTGAGACTTACTTTTCTTTTGAAGATTTAAAACAAGGCATTTTTACAACTCCAACAGGATGGTTGCCTGGCCCATTTCTAAATAGCGCAAGTTCTAATGCAGATGTAATTCTTTCAGTTTATAATAATAGTAATGTATTTCAGTATTCAGTTGCTATTGGTAGCACAAGCCTTATAAGCAGTCCAGGCACTGGGCAGCTTTACCCAACAAATACTTCCGATGTTTGGAGTTATAGTGGTTCATTTACCCTTCAGCCTGACGAAAAAGCTTTTATCTCAATGGAGATAGGAGTCAATGGAACTTTAAAAAGGGATGACAATGTTCTATTGCCAACACCAATAATAGACCAATGGTATCAGGCAGAATGGAAGGTTGTTTGGAATAATGCTTGTCTTTCGCTTTCAGAAATTAATAGCGGAGATTTTGCATCTTTCTGCAATGGATTGACCATTGAACAATGGCTAAGAAGGCAGATTTATATTCTTACAGGAAGTAATAACAAACTAATTTCAAATGTTTTTAGTGAGTCAGAAGATGGATGCTATTGGAATAACTTTCTGACTAATGGTCTTAAAATCCGTAATGCTCGAACCATTGAGGAAATCAATATTGGGTGTAATGAAGGAGAGGAAAATCCAAATGATCGTACTAAGATAAAGACATCATTTAAAGAAACATTTGATAATCTTGATAGAATTTTCTGTCTTGGATGGGCATTTGAATGGACAGGAACAGAATGGAAAATAAGAATTGAGCCGAGAGAATACTTTTATCAAAACCTAATTAGCCAAACCTTTGAGAATGTTGGAGAAGTAACTTCAATGGCTAAGGTTGATAAACTTGTCAATAACATCGTTCTTGGGTATAATGCCAATTGGAAAAACATTCAAATCTCAGGAGCTTGGGCTATTCACACAGATAGAAATTACTTTGTGAACAACCGAGCAATGAATGAAGGCTCTACTGCAATCTTAGATATAAAGACAAATATCATTGCTGAGGGCTATGCGATTGAGTTCAGCAGAAGGTTGTCCAATATATCTGATGGAGGTGGAAGCTCGGACAGACCTAATGATTATAATTTATTTTTGATTTGGCTCAACAGATATGAATTGGAAGTGAATGATGTTCAATTAACTACTTTCGCCATTCCAGGAGAGACAGGAACAGTTACTTTTCCTGCTGGCACTGTTAGTCTGCCAAGTAACTTGATTACCTTTTCAAGTAGTCCATTAAATAACCTTTACAACATCTTTCACACTCCAGCTCGAATTGCTTGTAGGTGGTGGAAGATATTAGGCATGCATACTTATGGAGTTGTTAATCCAAGGCTAAGATTCCAAGTAGGTGAATATCAGACAAGCTATTCGAGTGCAATATCCGACTCTTCTGAGCCATGCATTCAGATACCTTCTGAGGTTACCATTGCCGAGAACTCAGACATCTATGCTGACATTATAGTTCCTGAAGCTGCTGAGTATTTATTCAAGCCTATCGGAGTTGAATTTAGCTATCCACAAAGTCTCTGCGATTTCTTAACTTTGTCTCAAGATGAGCAATACCGGAAAGTCAGGCTCACTTCAGGCTCTTTGGACATTCAAGGCTTCATCATGGAGGCCACCAATCAGCCGGAGGATGCTTCCGGAGGTACGACAAAGTTCACACTTCTTCAGGCTAATCAACTTGCTCCAACAGGCGCAGCATTTGATACAGGCTTTGATGATGGTTATGAGATAGGTTAAAATGCCAACTAATTACAACAGAGCCAATCTAATCACGGAGAGTGCAACACTTTTCCCTGACAACAATACTCAAGAGATTTCCCCTGCTGACTTAAGGCAGTGGCTTGAAGATGGCACTACAAGCTTTGTAACTCAGAAGGACAAGTCCACTCTTGAGAATGCAATCTTTGAAAATAAAGCATCAACATTAGCATCAGGAGCAACAGTAGACCTTAATACTGCAACTGGAAACTATCTGCATATTTCAGGCACAGGAACAATCAACTCCTTTGGTACTTGTCCAGCGGGGGCAAGGTTCATCATTGTCTTTGATGCTGCTGCGACATTGACATACAATGCCACAAGCCTTATCATTCCAGGATTGGCAAATAAGACTGCTGCTGCCGGAGATTGTTGCATGATTGTATCTGAGGGTTCAGGCAATTGGCGCATTGTTGGCTACTTCGCAATAAGTGGTGGTGGAGGTGGAGGGATTACTGCCTTGACTGGAGATGTGACTGCTTCAGGAACTGGATCAGTGACTGCTACAATTGCTAATGGTGCAGTAGACATTGCGATGCTTTCAGCAACAGGTACTCCATCAGCAACTACATTCTTAAGAGGTGATAATACTTGGGCAACTCCAGCAGGAGGAGGAGGTGGAAGTGGAGGAGGAGCATCAGTTAATTATTATCTTAATGGCTCTGTAAGTCAAGGAACATTTGGAGGAGTTGCTTGTAAAGAGATTAATAGAACCCCAATTTTTGGAGCAGGAACTGACTTTACAATAAATGCTAATGGTTATATTCAATCGTTTATTACTGATGCCAATGACCCGAATCAACTACTGATTCCTCCAGGCAATTGGATATTTGAAAACTATTTTAGTGCCTCAAGTGGGGGTGGTTCTCCATCATTTTATCCTGAACTTTATAAATGGGATGGAACATCCTTAACATTAATTGCCTCAAATTCAGCAATACCTGAAGCAATAACTGGAGGAACTGCAATTGATTTATATATTACTGCATTATCAGTGCCATCAACTGTTTTAGCTGCTACGGATAGGCTTGTAGTTAGATTCTATGTTACTCATAGTAGCAGAACAATTACTATGCATACTGAGGGTGTTCATTTAAGTGAAATTGTAACCACATTCTCAACTGGCATTACTTCAATTAATGGATTAACAGATCAAACTCAAGTATTTACTGTTGCAACAACAGGAACTGATTTTACTATCAATTCTTCTGTAAATACTCACACATTTGCAATTCCTGATGCATCAGATACTGCAAGAGGTTTAATTACTACTTCTGCTCAAACTTTAGGAGGCATCAAGACCTTTGGTAATGGAGCAAATGCAGGAGAGATTAGGTTTCTTGAGCCTTCAGGAGATGGAACTAATTATGTGGCATTGAAGTCTCAGGCTACTACTGCCGACTATTCAATTACCTTGCCTCCTGATGCACCTACTGCTGCTCAATATCTACAATCAACAGGAACAGGAGGAGTTCTTCAGTGGACTTCAGGAACAACAACCGGAGTTAGTAGCATTGGAACAATTAATTCTGCCACTAAAAATCCAAATGGTGCAGTAATATCAGGTTCAAATATTATAATGCAAACTGCTGATGCCACGAATGTTGGCTTAGTGAGCATTGGAACTCAAACATTTGCAGGAGCAAAAACATTTAGTGGTGCTGCAACATTTAGTGCAGCAGGAAGTACAACCACTGCACAATTAACTTTTTCGGGGGCTACGAACAATTGGATAAGTTTTGGAACAAACGGTTCTGTTGTTCCATCTTATAGTACAAGAAGTTTGGGAACTAAAATTGTTTTATATCCATTTGTTGGACCATCTTCATTAGATTATGCAATTGGACAAGGTGGTCTCCAAACTTGGATTTCATCAGCAAATACTATTAATTTTTACGCAAACAATACAACATCATCGGGGCAATTTGAATATTCTGGTTCTGTAAGAGGTTTAAATTTAACTGCTCCATCAGATACTAATTCAACAATTCCTCAATTACTTGTTACAGGTTCAAGTTCGTCATCTAATGCTACATTTATCCAAATAGGAGCAGGAGTTGCCACAAGTGCTATTGGCGCACCAACATTAACAACATCAAGAAGTATAGCAACTAAATTAATAATTTTTCCAAATTTCGTTGCTGGAAGTCAATTGGATGATGCAATAGGCTATGAAGGGAGTGTAGGAACATGGTTCACCAGTAGATTTGGATTTTCATTTTATACAAACAATTCAATAACTGTAAGGGCAAGAATAAACTCTACTGGGCTAACTTTGGCCAGTGGTTGTGTTTTAACAATTGCATCAAATCAAGTGGTGGGAGCAAGAATAACAGGATATGGAACTCCAACAGGAGGCAATAGGACACTTTCTTTTGCCGCAGTAACTCCAGCTGAACAAGTTTTAGCACAACTTGTTGCTGACCTTAAAACTCACGGATTAATTTCATAAGAATTATGAGCAACAATTTAATTATAGTACCAATCTCTGACGAGCCTACATACGGCTTTAAACGCACAGCAACAATGGCTGCACTTTTAATTAACACTTTGCCATTTACTGGTGAAAATGTCAATCTTACTGTTCAAGTAGATTACTTTGAGCCGACCACAGATTTACCAATTACAATTATTCCTCCTAAGATTGTAAACTTAATTGCAGTCGGAGCAGAATTTGATTATTATATGAGTCTGCTTGACCAATTAGTAATCATTCAAGACTTGGTAATTGCCAAAATTGAGGAAGCAGACTTAGAAGGAAGATTTAATTGATTTTATGATTTACAAAAAGGCACTAAACATTAAGAACTTTCACGAAGGGATAAAATCAATTCCTGATGTGGCTGACTATGCTCCAGTTATTCAATTGGGGAAGCTTGTGAAAAAGTTGCAATCAATTTTTGAGCAAATTAATGAAGACATTGATGATCTTAGAATTGAGCATTGCAACAAGGAAAACAATAAAATCACAAGGGATGCTCAAGGCAATTATGAGTTTACTGCTGAAGGGGAGAGAGCATTTAAAAAGGCATACAAAAAACTTTTATACAAAGAGTTTGACCTTGAATTTACTCCATTGAATTATTTAGATTTATGCCAGGTACTGCCTTCAGACTTTGCCAAACAGAATCCTTGGGATATTGTGGAAGAGGTCTTAGAACCATTCTATTATCATGCCATCTCCTAATTCATTCTACCGATTTCAGCCTGCTTGGAATGCAGGCTTCTACCCTGACAACCAAATAACTTCCAATCTGCTTAATGAATTAGCAGTCACTGTTGATGCTTGGTTGCCTAGTTTCTTTCCGGGAAAGACCTTGAGTCAATTAGTTGCAGGTGTTAGAGGTCAGATGGAGTCATTCAATGTTTCTCCTTACTTTGGAGGATTTACATTGACTTATCAAACCATTCCTGATATACCTAATTATGAGTACAACATAAACATAAGGAATGCTGACTTGGCGGAGACAGATAATAGTCAAGTTGTAGTAGTCAATGGATTTTTCAACAACACCACTAAAGAGGTTTTAAGTGCAAGTGTGATAACATTTACTGCGGGCAGTTACTCAGGCACATTTGACTTCTCATCCATTCCAGTTGAGACAGAGGTTGATCGGGCATTGCAGATAGTTGAGCAGAATGGTTCAGCCTTCTTTCCGATGACTTATTCTTATGATGCTACAAGTGGCATTGCCACAAGTGGACTTGCAAGAGGTAAGAACTGGCAGCTTGATTCATCAGGCAATCCAGTTAGGCTTCCTGCCGACACCTTGCCCAAGCAGAATGCAAGGACATTCAATGTTGCTGCACAGACTGCTGAGGATAGGTATTGCATTAGCCTGATGGAGAAGGTTATCAACTTCAGCCTTAGTGAAACTGATGAGACATTGATTCAGGCTTACTTTAACACTTTCACTGTGCCTGATGGATGGACTGCTTCATTTACAATAGTTTCAGGAACTTACACAAGGGTTTTCTGTTTGTTGTATCGTGATGACAGAAGCTTGCTGATGATTGGCAGGCTTGATACTAATTGGCTTTGGCAGAGGTTCATTAATGAAATAGATAGCAGTGACACAACTTACTTCAATTCTTATGCATCAACTACTCCTTTGCCTTACACACCTCTCTCAAGCTTTCAGTGGCTCTATGGTGATTGGTATGATATGGAGTTTGTTGAGTTCACAGATGGCTGCTATGTAAGTCCTGAGTTCTATGCTATGCCTGCAATTCCTGGAGACAATTGGCAGTTTAATGTGCCATCTGATGAGGGCAATCTAACAGGCCTTACTTCTGCCAATGTAGGCTTGTTTAGTGAAAGTGGACAATTCATTCAGCAGATAGGTGATGCAGGACAATCTGAATACATATGTTGTACTCCATATCAAGCATTTTACAGCAATAATCTTGAAAGTGGTTGGGATGATATTCTAACTCAATGCAATTTATATGCTGATGATCCTGCAACTCATAAAATTGGAGTAATCATTTTTGATTCTTCTAATCCAACTTTAAAAAGAGAGTTTTGGTATGATATAACGGCTGCTTTTGCCAACAAAAATGAATTGTTAGATGCATTAGTAACTTTAAGCGACCCATCAAATACATTTACAAAGGAGACTGATGGGGTTAATTATGTTTTGTTTTATGATCCAATCGGTTATCCATGCACCAATAGTGAAAATCTAACCGTGTATATTCAGCTATCTGAAATCCCTACATTTCTTATTGAAGGGTGGGAAATGGATTTGACTGGAGGATTTATAAATCAATTTACTAATGATTTTTATTCAAATGCGTTAATTCCTGCAGTTGCTTCAGGCTGCTACCGCCTTGGCTTATACGATGAAATAGAAGGAAACTTCTATCTATATTCACTTAGCAACATCATCAACATTGATTCCGCAGATTGCTTTTCCACAATGCTTGAATTTTGGGCAAATGATAACTCAATTGCTCAGGGCTTTGAGTATTTCAATGGATGGAAGCAGAGAGTAAGACTTGGTCTAAATGGAGGAGGAGCAAAGCCTGTAATTGAGGAAAATCTTTACAGGCAATCCAATGGAGTTCACAGAAGGCCACAGAACAAGCAAGATTTATCATTAGATTTGCATACTGATTTTATTGATGAACAGACTCAGCTTGCGCTTGTTGATGCCACTCGACATCCGTACTTAGTTTGGAACAATAAGTCAATCTTTGTGAAGGGAGATATTGATGTTGCCACCATTCAAGATTTCACAACACAGTCATCATTTGAAACCTTAGCGCAAGTTAAGTTTTCGGCACTCGTTCAAGGCTTTCAGCCAAAAAACTCAAGTTGTTTAACTTGCTAATAAAATGTCAATATTTTCACTCACTTGCCCGGATGTAGGATGCTACCAGAACTTTCTGTGTGATCCTGAGTTCCAAAATAAAATTGTTGCAGTGGCTTATGTAAAAAAGTCTGCTGCATTGTCATCTGTTGAGAAAGCTACTGCTGACTCATGGATTGCTGCTCTCTATGAGAGATACCTTGATGGCGAAGGCTACTTAGTCCTTAACACATCAGGAGAGAAGCCAAAGCCTGATACTGCTACTGTTGCTGGTCGTGGTATGCAAAACACCAAGGCTCTTGCAAAGACTCATACTTTAACGTATCAGGACATGCAGGGAGTTGTACAGAATAACGTACAATTCTACAATGATATCCTTGCTTCTGCTCAGAATTATGACTTCTACTATTTCACTCCTGGCAGAATTTGGGATGCATCAGGTTACTATGTGACAGTAATTGGTGACCCAATTATCACAGCAGAACTGAACACATATCAGATGGCTGAGGTAACAGTAAACTGGGTAAGCAAAGTCAATCCTTTACCTTATGAGTTTGATACTGACACCTTCCTTGAGGGCTTGTATTACATCATCAGCTTTACAGGAGGTTCAGGTAGCACTTACATTGGCAATACAATCACAAGTGCTTGTACAGACCCACAGACTGTTACTTTTTCAGCAGTTCTGAACATTGGTGCAATTTCAGGTGCGCCTGCACAAAGTTGGTCAATTGAAGAGGTTAGTGGAAGTGATGATATCACGGAGATTGGACTTGTAATTGATTCAACTACTGGAGTTATCACTTGGAATCCAGTTACATTCGTTGGAACTTACATTTTCCTTGTTACTGTGACTAATGAGTACGGCTGCGTATTTGGACAAGAGACTATTACACTTATTGTTAATTGCCCTGATTAAATAAGCGATGGAGGAGCTAATTGGACAACTATTTTCAACCCTCATGGATCGGGAGATTCGTGAAGGCAAGCTGGAGTACATTGAATGTGCCAGGGAAAAGGCAGAAGAGCTGGAGTACCATTTTGAAAATGAGTATCCAACTAAGCTCCTCCATACTCAACATCCGAGTGAAGAGCCTTGGATGAAGGACTATCGCAGAATGCGATGGCAAGCACCAACAACCACAGCCACAGGCAGAGTATTTAACTTCCTTCAGAAGATTCAGCAGGCCGATGATTTCAAGATTACATTTGAATCTGATTTCAAAAAGACTGGTGTTGCAGAGAGAATAGGCTTGCAGGACAACACATTGCAATTCTATGTGGAGAATGCTTTGCCAAAGTTTGGAAGCCTTGAGACTTGGTCTTTTAATGTATTCTTAAAGACCTATCTGCAAGATGCCAATGCAATTGTGGCAGTTCTGCCTAATTATGATGAGTTCATTAAGAACCCATCAGGGGTTACAACTTTAGACTGGCTTAGGCCTTACCCTCAGACAATTGAATCAGAGTATTTGATTTTTGAAGAGGAGACTTTTGTTATCATAAAAGTTGAGGAATATGAGGACATGAATCGCAAGAAATGGGATCAATTCTTGTGTATCACAATGGAAGGCTTGGTTCTATTTAGGCAAGTCAATCAGTACACCTATGACAATCCGTTCCAAGTTTTTATTCTCCCTTATACATTCACCTACTTGCCTGTTGTCAAGGTTGGAAGTGTTATTTATGAGGAGGAAGATGGACATTTGGTTTTTGATTCGGTTCTTGCTCCTTGCTTGCCTGCTTGGAATGAAGTATTATTTCGGACAGATGATTTAAATATCCTTTGGGCTACTCATGCCTTGCCTCAGAAGTGGGCATTGAAGATGTCTCCTTGTAAGACATGCAATGGTACAGGACAGAGGACTAACAGAAAAGAGGAAAGAGTTGGCTGTAATGATTGCCAAGGCTCAGGAAGAGCCTCAAGCAGTCCATTTGGCTTGATGGAAATCAACATTGACAGAGTATCTGCTGTTAATCCTAATCCACTTGTTCCACCAGTGCCTCCGGCAGGATATATTGAGAGACCTACTGAGACTGTTCGACTATTCCAGGAAGATATTATTCAGAAAGAGTTTCAAGGCTTCAAGGCAATAGGTCTTGAATTGCTTGGTCAAATTCCTGCTGCTCAATCAGGCATAGCCAAAGAGTATGATAGAAAGGAGCTAAACACCTTTTGCTATTCAGTGACTGTTCACTTGGCTCAGGTCTACAATAAGGTTTGCTTTCACATCCTTTACCAAAGGTATAATAGCCTCTTTGCTTCCTCCTTGATGGATAGCGATAAGGTGAAAGCAGCATTGCCTCAGATTACAGTGCCT